AGGGGATGTAGTTGACATGGGATGTAATCCTGAAGGTGCAGCAATGGATTGCATAAATATACTTTAGGGTGCTAGAGTAAGTATACGAAGCAAGTAGAATATGCCGCAACCTAAAGCATCAGGGGATTCCGTTCGTTCTTATTTACGGGATATCGGACGTGTACCTTTGCTTGCGCATGATGAGGAAATCCTCTTAGGTCGCCAAGTACAGAGAATGATGGAACTAGAAGGAACAAGAGATATTTGCGAATCTTGTAATGGCGTCAAATTGACAGACAAAGAGCTAGCTGAAGAGCTATGCATAGATTATAAAGACTTACGCCGTGAATTACGTGAAGGAACCAAAGCAAAAGAAAGAATGGTTACAGCAAACCTCCGTCTGGTGGTCTCAGTTGCGAAGAAGTATACCAAGCGGAATATGGAGTTGCTCGACATTATTCAAGAAGGAACAATCGGTCTCGTCCGTGGTGTGGAGAAGTTTGATCCTGGTCGCGGTTATAAGTTCAGTACCTATGCTTATTGGTGGATTCGTCAAGGGATCACCAGAGCGATTGCGGAGAAATCCAGAGCTATACGATTACCCATCCATGTCACTGAAAATTTGAATCGACTAAAGAAAGCACAACGTGAGCTTTCACAGTTAAATGGCAGGATGCCAGATGTGTTTCAATTAGCAGAAGAACTTGATTTAACCGTAGATGAAATAAAGGATTTGATGTGTAAGGCAAGACAACCGACTTCATTGGAAATTAAGATCGGAGAGAATCGTGATACATGTTTAATCGATTTACTAGAAGATGAAAGTCAATCACCAGAAATACTTTTAGAGAAAAGCTGTATTAAAGAGCATATACAGGATTTAATAATAGATCTGCCTGATATGCAAGCCGCAGTTATTTGTATGAGATATGGTATTGGTGAGGATGTACTAGAGCCAATGTCAATGACTGCAATCGGTCAAATCTTAAATATGAGTAGAGATAGGGTACGAACTCTTGAAACCAAAGCTTTGAGAGTGCTAAAAAGTAAAAGTAATGAAGTAGAAGATTACCGGTAATCTACAATAGAGATAGTAAGTTACAGTAAAGCAATGAATGTAAGCGATCAAATACTTCAGACATATATAAAGTATGGAGGAAGTGATAATACTTCATCAGAGAATTTAAGTGCTAGTAAATCTTTAAATTATTCAAATGGAACAACAATTAATTCACCAGCTATAGAGAAGGTTAGTACGGCTGGATCCGTAACAACTTATTCAGATTCCGTTGGATTAATGGGACCTGAAAACTATTTTGTAAGATATGATTTGAATATAATTGATAGCGGAAATAATTATATAGAAGAAGAGTACTGGACAATTCTATCTTTCTCTATAATTAATGAAGTTACATTAAATACATATGAGGGAGGAGTTTATGATACAACCGAAGATACTGAAGATCAAGTAAATGAATACTATTCATCAAATTTTACTGCAGCAATTCCTAATTTTATTGATGGTGTAATAAAAATTTCACTTGAAAACTTAAAAACTAATAATATCTATTTAGATGATTGGTTGGATACTCGGCTTTATACTCAAAAAAAAGAAGAGCATCCTCACGACACAATGTATGTGGGATTACAGGATAGCTTTTATATAGGCTTTCATGCTAGGAATACACGTAGACTACCTTACAATGTCAGATGTTCAGTAACAAATGAGATTAAATCTGCTAGAACACTTTCAAGTAGTGAGCTTGATTATATGGCTAGGTAGAATAAAATAAAGTGTAGATTATTATGGCTAGACAGAGAGCTTCATTTTCATCTGACAATAAGAATGTTCAGAGATCAAAGGAAGGAATAAAGGATAGGATTGACAATAATCTTAATAAAACAGACAGTAGCTCCTCTGCTCGTACAAAAGCAAGAGCAGATTCCAGAGAGGCTAAAAGATCTTTACTTAAGTCTGTGAAATCAAACTCTAAACAATCAAAAGGATTTACTTAGAACAGTCAGTCCTTTTTAGATGTTGTATCAACCTTAACTTCAAATTTAGTGTTAGGTTTTTTAACTTCTTTAGTTTCTACTTTTTTCGGAGCTACAGGAGCTGATGGGAGCTTTCCAAGAGTACGTGTTAGTACTGCACCAGCAGAGATTTTTGGAAATTGATATTCAGTAATTAGATCATCAGGAGAGTAAGAGTCTTCTGGAAATACTGCAGCTCTTGTAATATGGCGATATCCACTAAACGTGAAATTACCTTCACCATCATGCTTAACTGTAAGTTGAGTTTCTTTATTTACAGGTATAACAAGTTTTATTAGCTGATTACCAGCTATTTTAACTCTAAGAACAACACAATTAATATATTGAACAGGACCTCCTCTGGAATACCATCTAGGAAGTTTAGTAACCCGCCCGCCCCGGCTTGTAACAAGGGTCATCTCAGTTCCAGTATGTTTAGAGATACCACCCTCACCTTTTAATAGAAGACTATCAGCCATTGCTTTTTCTTGAATACTTATATCTATTCTAAATCATTTTTTGTTCATTACGTTTCACCCACTTAAGGTTATTGACATGACAATTGGTTTTATTTTTATCAATATGCTGAACAACTGTACAATCTTTAGTAGTACCAAGGGGAGTTGGCGGAGGATCAAGGAATGCCAAAGCTACTAATTTGTGTACACAAACATATTTAGGTTTCTGTCTACCTATACGTTGTGTAAGAGTAACCATAGGGTAGCCAGCTTTGTGGAATTTATATTTCAGCAATCTTTCGACATTTCCTTTTGTACTTTTAATTTTCCCTTCTCGATTGACGTAATATTCAATACAGCATTCAAATCCTGGCAAAGTATGTATAGGTATCCATTCTGTAGTATCAATAAAATGTTCCATGAATATTCGGGAAGACTAACTATACCCTTAGTTTAGTTAGTAATATTTAAGTATGTGAGCGAATAAATGCTCATATAGAACATTTAGCTAAGGAGATTCAGTCCATGTGGATTGATAATGATTTTCCGAAGCTTCTAGGTGCAGAACTGTACCGCCCCCACCCGGCATACATCATTGAGATGGCAGTTGAGCCAGTGGTTGTTCACGACTTTAGTAAGCAACCCGGTCAAACTGTTCAACTCGATCGTTACCGTTTCTGGGGCAAGCCCGGCACTAAAGAGAGCCGTGAGCGTACAGCTGATCAAACACTTGGAACAGCTTCGGCACGAAACATCGTGAAGGATAAGGTTCTTGTCACTCTTCGTGAGTACACTGGACCTGCAGACACCCGCGACACTGCACAGCCTTCTACATTTAAAGTCGCACGTGAGACCCTTATCACTGCTCAGCGTTTGCTGCTTGATACAGGTAATTTGAACGTTTTCCACCAGTCAATTGGTAGCCTTACGCTACTTGATGATTACCGCCGTTGGAGGGACCGTGTGTTCGCCAACGAACTCATGAAAGCTGATGATGGAAGTCAAGCTTCTGAAGAGCGTGGCGGATACTATCTGCCTTTGGATAAAACCAAAGTCACCGGGCAAGGTGGCACCCTTGGTGTAAAATATGATTATGGTGAAGACGCTAAGTTCACAGTAAAAACTGACTTGCTGGAAGTTGTTAAGGATATGCGCAAGCGTAATGTCCCAACATTCTCAGATGGTTACTACCGTTGCATCTGCGACCCTACTGCAATGATGCATCTGCGTCAGGACCCCGATTTCAGAGAGATCGCTAAGTATCCTGGCCAAGGTATGATCAATCCGATGCAGCCTAACCAAGCACCTAACGCTACCTTCTTCCAAGGTATGGGTCCTGCTTATGGTCAAGCCGGTTTCGTAGCTGGACAGCCAGTGATGCCTACCGGATTTCTTTTTGAGGGAGTTCGTTGGTTTGAATCAACAAACCTTCCTGAACAAATCGATAATCTGATCATTAATGATGCTCCTGGACCGAACAACACCGCTGAAGATTTTACTGCAGCTCAGTTGATTTTCTTCGGTCCTCAAGCACTCGGCGTAGGTATCGGTGGAAACAATGCTCAGATTCTTTTGAACAATAATGATGACTTCTCACGATTCATCATCATGATCTGGAGTCTGTTTGCCGGTTTTGAAGTTCTTAACAAAGACTTCATTACGGTTGCCTACTCTTTCGTATATTGATAGGAGGTAACTAAAATGGCTATTATTTTTCCCGGAAACTATGTAGAGCGTTTGAACGCTTATTCACAAGCTAAGACTATTGACGGCACTACCACCACCCCTGCTCAAAACAGGCAAGGTGTGGAAGCACTTCCTGGTCTTAATTATTACTCAGCAGTTGGTGTTGTTAATGTTCCAGTAGCAGGTCTAGCAGTAGGCAATCATGCTTGCATGGTACTATCTCCTGACATGCGAGCTGATGACAAGCCTCGTCTTGATGTGGCTCTTCAGATTCCAGTTGGCGCAAAAGTTTATCGTATTGCACTTCGTGGAATTAATATTAAAGGAGCTGCTGCTAGTGGTGAGTTGATCACAGTAACGAAGAGTTCTGCAGGTGGTGCATTTAGCAACACGGATCTGAGACCACAACTTGAAACAGTCGCGGCCAATGCGGCTTTGGATTATCTGTATACACCAGATAATGATAACTCAGAATTCAAAGGTTTAGCTGCTACAGCTACTGAAGCAGTTACCGGAAATGAGATTGCAATTCACGCTACAACCGCAGCTGCGGTTAATGTCCTCGATACTGATGACGTTTCAGCTATTCTTATTGAAATTTGTTATTTCATGGATGCTGCTGCTCCTGTAACAGATGATGTTAATCTTCCATTTAAGACTGAAGCAGGTTCTTCCTGATTCTTTTTAAATGAATTTAAAGCGTCCTTCACTGGGCGCTTTTTTTGTGCCTATAATAAAACAAGTAGTCTACAACATACAAATGGCAAAAACAGAGACAACTGAATCTCCAACGAAACTATTTCAAGATGAGAAGACAGGTAAGCTTGTAGAGTTTCTTAGTGTATTCGATAAAGATTATGCAAAAGTACGTGATGCATCTGGTAATATTATTTATGTGACTCTTGAGCAGCTCGTTCCTTATCATGCAGAGAAAGGCCGGCTTGCAAAGATCACTGCTCCAATGACTATCCCTGAACCAGAGGAAGCTCCTCCAGTAACTGCAATTCCAGCAGAAGATGTACGTTTAAATATGAATGCCGCTTCAGCTGAGCAAATTCAAAAACGCCTTCCTGGTGTTGGATATACAACTGCTAAAAGGATTGTTGAATTGCGTATGTCTCTTTCAGGAGAACGCTTCAGTAACTTAAAACAGCTGGAGAATATTCCGCGAGTTAATTGGGAGCAAGTTATTAAAGAAGATCTTATTTTTATAGGTTAAAATATAAAGGTAGAAGACATTGGTAGCCAGTCATGGCATTAAGCGATAAGCTTGCTGAACATAAAAATACTGAATATGTCTCCTCAGGTGGTAGTAATACTTCCTATAAATCAGGTCATAAAGAGCGTCTTCAGCATAAGAAAGATAAAAAAGACGCTGCTAAAAAAGCAGCATCTGACGCAGCCGCTGCTGCAGCAAAGAAAAAAGCTGATGATAAGGCCGCTAATAAAACTGCTAGACAGGAGACAAGAGCGGCTAATAAAACTGCTAGACAGGATAAAAGAGCAGCTAATAAAACTGCTAGACAGGAGACAAGAGCAGCCAAGCAAGCAGCAAAGAAAAAAGCTGCTAATAAAACTGCTAGACAGGCGAAAAGGGCTGCTAATAAAACTGCTAGACAGGAGACAAGAGCAGCTAATAAAACTGCTAGACAGGAGACAAGAGCAGCCAAGCAAGCAGCAAAAGCAGCACCTAAAAAGCCAGCACCTAAAAAGCCAGTAGCTAAAAAACCTTTAGCAGCAAAACGTAAAAGGCTTAATGCAAAAGTAGCAGCTGGGAAGATTACCGCTGCTCAAAAGAAAAAAAGAATGACTAAGGCTAGAGCTAAAGCAAAGCCAGCACCGGCAAAGCCAGCTCCTAAAAAGCCAGTAGCTAAAAAACCTTTAGCAGTAAAACGTAAAAGGCTTAAGGCAAAAGTAGCAGCCGGGAAGATAACCGTTGCTCAAAAGAGAAAAAGAATGACTAAGGCTAGAGCTAAAGCAAAGCCTGTAGCCAGAAAACCAGCAGCTAAAAAACCTTTAGCAGCAAAACGTAAAAGGCTTAATAAGAAAGTAGCAGCTGGGAAGATAACCGCTGCTCAAAAGAGAAAAAGAATGACTAAGGCTAGAGCTAAAGCAAAGCCTGCAGCCAGAAAACCAGCAGCTAGAAAGCCTTTAGCAGCAAAACGTAAAAGGCTTAATAAGAGAGTAGCAGCTGGGAAGATTACAAGATCACAAAAGCAGAAGAGAATGAAACGTGCAAGGAAGAGAAATAAAAGAGGAAGAACTAGGTAGGTTTCTTTCTTTTAAATTTCAAAATAATAGAAAAAGCAACGAGTTGATTA